CGCTGAACAGCATCACGTCATGCTTGCCATCGGTCAGCGCAGCGCCAATCAGGTAGTCGCCGTCATCCAGATTGACCGCAATGATGCCGCCTTTGCGGGGGTTATTGAACTCGTCCAGCGCGGTCTTTTTGACCGTGCCCATGGAGGTGCCCATGAACACGTATTGGTCCGCTGGAAAGCTGCGCTTGTCGCCAGTGAGCGGCAACACCACGTTGATTTTTTCGCCTTCTTGCAGCGGGAACATGTTGACGATGGGGCGACCGCGCGAACCGCGAGAGCCTTGCGGTACTTCCCATACCTTGAGCCAGTACAAGCGGCCCCGGTTGCTAAAACACAAGATGTAATCGTGTGTGTTGGCAATAAAGAGTTGGTCGACCCAGTCGTCTTCTTTGGTGGCGGTGGCTTGTTTGCCACGCCCGCCGCGTTTTTGTGCCCGGTACTCACTCAAAGGCTGGCTCTTGATATAGCCGCTGTGCGAGAGGGTGACGACCATGTCGGTGGGCGTGATCAAGTCTTCGGTGCTCAGGTCGTATGAACTGTGCTCCACCAAGCTGCGGCGAGCGCCAAGTTTGGTTTGGCCGAACTCGGTTTTGATGGCGGTGAGTTCTTCGGTGATGATGATGGAGACGCGCTCAGGCTTGGACAGAATATCAAGCAAGTCTTCAATCTCGCCCATGACTTCTTTGTATTCGGCCACAATTTTGTCTTGTTCCAGGCCCGTGAGGCGCTGCAGGCGCATCTGCAAAATTTCTTGCGCTTGGGTCTCAGACAATCGGTACAGGCCGTCGGCGCCCATGCCATAGGTTTTCTCTAAACCGTCTGGGCGGTAATCGTCTGCATTGACTGAACCACCATCAGCGCGCACACGGGTGAGCATTTCGCGCACCAGTTTGCTGTCCCAAGGCTTGGACATCAGCTCTACGCGAGCCACCGGCGGTGTGGGGGCGCTGCGGATGATGGCAATAAATTCATCAATATTGGCCAAAGCAACCGCCAAGCCTTCCAGCACATGGCCGCGTTCGCGCGCTTTGCGCAAGTTAAACACGGTGCGGCGCGTGACCACCTCGCGGCGGTGCTGCAAGAAGACTTCAATCAGGTCTTTCAGGTTGCACAGTTTGGGTTGGCCGTTGATCAGGGCCACCATGTTCATACCAAACGTGTCTTGCAACTGCGTTTGTTTGTACAGGTTGTTGAGCACCACTTCAGGCACTTCACCGCGTTTGAGTTCAATCACCAAGCGCATGCCCGACTTGTCGGACTCGTCCTGAATGTGGCTGATGCCCTCAATCTTCTTTTCATGGACCAACTCGGCCATACGCTCCTGAAGCGTCTTTTTGTTAACCTGGTAGGGCAGTTCGTCAACGATGATGGATTGACGCTGGCCTTTGTCAATGTCTTCGAAGTGGCATTTGGCGCGCATGACCACCTTGCCACGCCCGGTGCGGTAGCCGTCCTTGACACCATTGATGCCATAAATAATGCCGGCCGTGGGGAAGTCAGGGGCGGGAATGATCTCCATCAACTCATCGATAGAGGCCAGCGGGTTGCGCAGCAAATACATACAGGCATCCACCACTTCATTCAAGTTATGGGGGGGGATGTTGGTCGCCATACCGACCGCAATGCCGCCAGAGCCATTAATGAGTAGGTTGGGCAAGCGTGTGGGCATGACCAAGGGCTCTTTTTCGGAGCCATCGTAGTTGGGCCCGAAATCGACCGTTTCTTTATCCAGATCAGCCAGCAACTCGTGCGCAATTTTGGATAAGCGGATTTCGGTGTACCGCATGGCCGCAGCGTTGTCGCCGTCAACTGAGCCGAAATTGCCTTGGCCGTCTACCAACATGTGGCGCATGGAGAAGTCCTGCGCCATCCGAACAATCGTGTCGTAAACCGACTGGTCGCCGTGCGGGTGGTACTTACCGATGACATCGCCCACAATACGTGCCGACTTTTTATAGGGGCGATTCCAGTCATTGCTAAGCTCGTGCATCGCAAACAACACCCTGCGGTGCACGGGCTTGAGGCCATCCCGAGCATCAGGCAGGGCGCGGCCCACGATAACGCTCATGGCGTAATCGAGGTAGCTCCGGCGCATTTCCTCTTCAAGACTAATGGGCAGGGTTTCTTTGGCGAACTGAGTCATGGTGCGGTCGTGTCTGGCGGTGTCAAAAGCAACCCTATATTCTAAGGGCCTGCCCTGTGTCTTCTTAGCGACGGTCAAATGCAAATTATTGTTGTTTTCTACTGAGAAAGCGCAAAAGCACTTGTTTCTGCGTCAGCCGGTAAAAAGCCTGTGGCACAATGTCTGGAACGTTTTGGGTGATAGGCATCCACGGCGTGTCAAAAATCAATCGCAGCGCTGCTGCGGCTTTTCCCCCAGAAGGAGAACTATGAAAACTTTAAACAAAGTGGCAATGATTATTGCTACCGCAGCACTTGCAACCGTTGCTGGCGCCCAATCTGTTGACAACTGGCGCAATGCCTCAGGCGATACTTGGAAAAACTCAACCGGTCTTTGCTGGCGCGATGCCACCTGGACACCTGCAACCGCTGCTGTTGGTTGTGATGGCGCTATTGTTGCTCCAGCACCCGTAGTTGTTCCTCCTGCTCCTCCTCCTGCGCCAGTAGCTGCACCAGCGCCTGTCGTGCCAAAAGCTGCTCCAGCACCCGCACCAGCGCCTGCGCCTCAGCCACCAGCAGCTACCAAAGTTACTTACGCTGCTGATGCGTTCTTTGACTTTGACAAATCGGTTCTCAAAGCCGAAGGCAAAGCCAAGCTCGACGATTTGGTTGGCAAAGTTAAAGGCATCAACCTTGAAGTCATCATTGCCGTGGGTCACACCGACTCAGTGGGCGTTGATGCCTACAACCAAAAGTTGTCGGTTAAGCGTTCAGAAGCTGTGAAGGCTTACTTGGTTACCAAAGGGATCGAGAAAAACCGCGTTTACACTGAAGGTAAGGGCGAGAAGCAACCCGTTGCTGACAACAAAACCTCTGAAGGCCGTGCGAAGAATCGCCGTGTTGAAATTGAAGTGGTTGGTACCCGCGCTAACTAATAGCCTCGGTCATTACAAGTCGTCAGCCAACTAGGCTGACTAAAAAAAACCCCGCCTTCGCGGGGTTTTTTGTTTGAGCACGTTTTTGTATCACTCAAGCCAATCAGGTGCTTTGTATTTTGCAGATAATCGTTACATGACTACAAAACTAAATGCTGATCCTGCCGAGTTGGCCAAATTCTCTGACCTGGCCCATCGCTGGTGGGATCTGGAAGGCGAGTTTCGGCCTTTGCATCAAATCAATCCTCTACGTCTGGCGTGGATCAAGTCCCTTTGTCCATTGGATAACTTGACGGTACTGGATGTAGGCTGTGGTGGTGGTGTTTTGTCAGATGCAATGGCTCGATCTGGAGCCAAAGTAACCGGCATAGATTTGGCTGCCAAAGCGCTGAGAGTTGCCCAGTTGCACGCACTCGAGGCCCAAACCCCCAACGTTGATTACCGCGAAGTGAGTGCCGAAGCATTGGCGCAAGAACAAGCGGGTGCGTTTGATGTTGTAACCTGCATGGAAATGCTGGAGCACGTGCCGGACCCTGCCTCCATTGTGCGCGCATGCGCAGAGTTGGTGAAGCCGGGTGGTTGGGTGTTTTTCTCAACACTGAACCGAAATCCCAAATCGTTTTTATTTGCGATTGTGGGCGCCGAGTACGTTTTAAATCTTTTGCCAAAGGGCACTCATGAATATGCCAAGATGATTCGTCCCAGCGAGCTGGCGACCTACTGCCGCTCTGCAGAGCTTGACTTGAAGCATACCCGTGGCATGGAATACAACCCCCTCACAAAGCGCTACTGGATGAGCGATAACACCAGTGTCAACTATTTGTTTGCAACTCAAAAACCAATGGGCGCCGCGCTGTGACCGCCACTCAAGGTACATTCCACGGTATCCGAGCAGTCCTCTTTGATTTGGACGGTACTTTAATTGACAGCGCGCCCGACTTGGGCGCAGCGGCAGACAAAATGAGGCTTGATCGAGGCATGAGCTCACTCCCTCAGGCTAGCTACCGCCCGATGGCAGGTGCTGGTGCGCGCGGAATGATTGGCGTGGCTTTTGGCATGGCCCCCGATCACGCGGATTTCGCATCTATGCGGGAAGAGTTTTTTCAGAACTACGAACGCCGCATGACTCAAAGCACCTACGTCTTTGAAGGTGTCACCGAAATGATTGCGCATTTGGAAGCGCAAAATTTGCTTTGGGGAGTAGTGACTAACAAGTCAGCCCGGTTTACAGATCCCTTGACGCAGTCAATGCCCTTGTTTGCCTCAGCCAAGGCCGTGGTGAGTGGCGATACAACGCCTCACTCAAAACCGCATCCGGAGCCGCTTTTTGAGGCGGCCAGAAGACTAGCCATCCACCCAAGCCAGTGCATGTATGTGGGTGATGATGAGCGAGATATTGTGGCTGGGCTAGCAGCAGGTATGGTGACTGTAGCTGCAACCTATGGCTACTTGGGTGAAAAAGCAGACCCCAATTTGTGGGGAGCACACTCCATAATTAATTCTCCCAAATCATTGTTAGAACTGCTGGTCAAGGCTTAAAATACCAACCTTGGGGCTGCATTGGTTTCGACGTGGGTTCGGACGCGGTGTGGTGCATGTAGAGCTGAATGTGCTCTTAAATCAGATTCAAACAAACTAACTGCAAACGACGAACGTTTCGCACTCGCTGCTTAATTGCCAGTGAGCTTTACAACAGCAGGCCGATGGGCTGGGCAAGGGGTTTCTAAAGCAATTTAGGCGCTCCCGGCTGTAAAGATAATTTCATCGGCTGGCTCTGGGCTGGGTACCTTAACCCGGGGCAAGACAATAGGGTACTGGCGTCTTGTATAGCGTGTGGCTGCGCGATACAAGTGGCGAGACTCAAATCAGACCACTAAACATGTAGATCTGCCCGAACAAGGCTTGCGGACGGGGGTTCAATTCCCCCCAGCTCCACCAATAAAGGAAAAACCAACCCTTCGGGGTTGGCTTTTTTTTGCCTACTACCGCGTGTTTGCGCGGGTTCCTGCGGGTTCTTGCGTACTGCGGAGAGAGGCATTTTTGCCAGCAACCGGCAGGTTTTACTCTCTGTTTGCACATTCTCTCCCCGACCCTTCCCACCCGTTGCAGGCCGAAGTCCGGAAGGCGTGCCCGTCACCCCTATATAAATCAACGGGTTACGCGCGGACGAATCAATCGGTTTTTTTGTCGCATTGGTAGGGGACAGAGACGCACATCTTGTTCATCGGCCATTAGTTCGCGGGATAGCGAATGAACAGATCATTATTTCTATGAGCTTGGCTAAATAGATGTGACAGCCGGTTCGAGTGCCTTTCGTGAAGCGCATTTTTTTGCGCCGGGAGTGGGTCGACCTACGTTAAGCTAAGGGGCGTACAAAACTTGGCGCAACCGGAGTATTCATATGCCACTAGATGATGAAATTGCCTTAGCAAGACGTGAAATAGTGTCGGATGGCTACGATATGTCTATAGGTGAGTTGATCAATTTGTATAAAGACAATGAGATAAGAATTCACCCCGAATTTCAAAGACTTTTTCGTTGGGATCCGACTCGCAAGACGCGGTTCATCGAGTCGATACTCCTTGGCCTTCCCTTGCCTCCCATTTTCGTATATCAAGATGCGGATGGCATCTGGGAGCTAATTGATGGCCTTCAAAGACTGTCAACAATCTTTGAATTTGTTGGAGTGCTCCAGAACGACGCTGGCGCACTACGACCCCCGACTGCGCTCGAAGGCACACGCTTTCTTCCCAGCTTAGCTAATAAAAAATGGGCTTCCATATCTGACGAAGCTGGCGACGGAATCGGAAGTTCGCAGCAGTTGCAAATTAAACGTGCGCGCATGCGGGTTGAAATTCTTAAACAAGAGAGTGATCCGCAAGCTAAGTATGAACTGTTTCAACGATTGAATACTGGTGGTGACAATCTCTCAGAGCAAGAAATCAGGAATTGTGTTGGCGTGATGCTCAACTCGCCTTTCCAAAAATGGCTTGTCGAGTTGTCCGATGTGCCCGAATTCCGACGTACCATCAGCCAGACAGACGTTGCAATTGAGCGTCAAGTTCAAGTTGAGCTAGTTCTACGTTTTTTCGCATTTAGGCACGTCGCCTATAAATCCGGCCTTGATGTACATGAATATCTTGATGATGCATTAATAAAAATTGCAACCAGCAAGGAATTTAATTCCAAGGCAGAAAAGGATATTTTTCTCAGAACATTTGTTCTTCTTAGTGATGCGATGGGTGAATCTGCTTTCAAACGATGGAACGGTAATGAATTTGGGGGTAAGTTCCTGATGAGCGTCTTTGAGGTGGTTGCAAACGGTGTGTCACAGAACATTAATGCCATTACTGAACTTGGCGACACCAAGGCTCAGGAGTTTGTACGTTCGAAGTGTATTTCGCTGTGGGAAAACGAGATCTTTGCACGGTTTTCAGGCTCTGGCGTTCGTGGTACGAGCAGGTTACCAAACTTGCTGCCGTTGGCGGGGCCATTTTTTCAACCGTGAGCAAAATACGATCACTCACTCAGCTTCAAGATAGCTTGGACAAGGGCTATGGCTGGAGGTTGAAAGAGATTGCTGATTTAAAAACCACAGTCAAGGGGAGGTCCTTCCTTGGCCAGTCTACGATAATTCGAGCCGGGGTACCACTCTTGTACGCGCATTGGGAGGGTTTCATAAAGCAAACATCACAAGACTATTTGAATTATGTATCTTGTCAACGAATGACTTATGGCGACCTAGCGAGTTGTTTTGTTGTATTCGGTGCAAAGAAGCATCTAGGAAGCATAACGGGATCAAAAAAAGCAATAATTAATATTGAGGCCGTTGATTTTTTTAGACGGTGCGCTTTTGAACGAGCAGACCTTATGCTTTCCAGTGCGATTGATACTAAATCAAACCTCAATTCTGAAATCTTTGAGAATATAGCGCTTTCAATTGGTGTTCCGGTTGGTTCGTACGATGCGTATTACAACTTGATTGATGAGTCGCTTCTGGCGCGCCGCAACAAGATCGCTCATGGTGAATACCTAGATTTAGATGCAGATGACTTTAGAGGACTAGCAGATGAAATCCTTAAATTGTTGCGTATGTTCAAAACTGATATCGAGAATTTGGCGTCGATGAGTGCATTCAAAGCTGTGAGGAAACCAGTGCCGTTTGACTCAATTAGAGATAGCCCTTTGTGAAAACCGCAGCCGAACTTGAACCCTTATTCAAAAGCTCTCTCGAATTGAGGGACTGGATCGCGCGCCATCAGAATGGTCTTGAAATCAACTCTGAAAATTCAGTTAGGGTGCCTGGCGCTTTGTTTGACTTGGCCATCGAGTATCAAGTCGGCATCGTACATCTGTCTTTAGCAAGGATCTACGGGCCTGCATTCGCATTGATTCGCGCACAGTTTGAGGCCTTTGTCAGGGGCACCTGGTTGCGGCTTTGTGCGACACCGGAGGAACTCGAAAAATTCATTGACTCCGACAAGATAGAACCAAAGATGTGGCAACTGTTGCTGGCTATTGAGTCACACCCCGACTTCTCAGACAAAGTGCTCTCTTCTTTGCATAACAACGTCTGGAAATCCATGAATAGTTACACGCACGCTGGCATGCTTCAAGTGGCTCGACGAATGAAGCCCAGATCCATTGAGCCCAATTACGATTCGGCAGAGGTGGCCGAGGTCATCCGTGCTTCTGGCTATTTCGCACTTTTGGCGTTGAATCAAATCGCACAGATGGCCGATTCACATGAGGTGGTTACAAAAATTCACGACCTCTTGGACGGTACTGCGAAAGTTCTGTCGGAATCACACAAACCCTGACCCCTATACAAGTATGAACATCATCCGAAGCAAAGAGTTTCACGGCTCCCGCCCTTGGGAAGCTCTTCACATCGCCACGCTCTCAGGTATCAGCGTTCGCCTGCACTGGACCGATAAGCCCTACGTCTGGCACATCAATGATGGGCAAGAAGTCTTTGCTGTGATGGATGGCGTGGTGGACATGCACTACCGCATCGATGGCGTCGAGATGGTCGTTACGCTCGAAGCGGGAGACTTGTTCTATGCGGAGGTGGGGTGTGAGCATGTGGCACACCCTCGAGGGGCGTCGCGAATTCTGGTGATCGAGAAGGAAGGCAGCGTTTGACCTTCCGCGTAGCGGGAATCAATTACGCGTCAAGTAGGCAAACCTAATTGCAACGCTACGAATATCAGGGCCATTAGCAGTTATCGGCGATCCAACTGCTAGGCGTGAAGGCTCTGTCCTAGGTAGTCCCGGACTTGGAACAGATTTAGCGAGAACTTCGACGCGTCCTCGGGGCGCACGACGATAATCAATTTGTTGGAGAACGCGCGCTGGCTGCAGGCGTCGGTGAAGGACTGAGCGATGCGTTCGATCATCTTCTTCCGAGGATACGCGACACGTCCGCGTCCCGTGCCCATCAACGGCATAACTATGTCACCGACTTCAGCCTTAGATGCAAGGTTGATCCACAGTTTTTCAAGCGCCTCGTCAATCATCTTCAAGTCTGACGAAGCGTTACCGTAATCGTCCATGTGCGCCATTGCCACAAGGTAAAAATTCTTGTTGTGCGCGCTCACTCGAGCGACAGTGCCAATAGGATATTCCTTCTTCTTGCCAGGGCGTTTGTCGTTGATGGTGAACTGTTCCCTCGAAAGCGAAGCTTCGATTTGACGATCAATCTCCGTTGTTTGACCGTTGAAGTAGTTGGTAGCCAACTGCCCCTGCAAGCTATTTACAGCGATTAGCCCCGACGACATGTCCGTATCAAAGGTTGAGTTTGTACTGATAATCACTTCGCCAGGGATCTTAAATAGGTCGCCAATCAGGACTTCGACAGCAAAGTCCTTTTGAGGAATCTTATAACTGACACGTGAAAGGGGCCTGCGAGTAGACAGCACATAGATCAGCGCAAGCACGACCAAGATGATTAACCCGTAGTATCTGTACTGGTCCTTCTTGTAGATATTGAAGGCATCGGCTAAGTCGACGCAAAGGTACAAGATGCCCACTACAGCGAAGAACTTACCAATCGCTTCGCCGGAGAACAGTGCGTAGCGCCAATAGGCTCGCGTCAAAATCGACTCGAAAAAGTACCTCATAGTCCGAGTTGCCTGTAGACATCGTCGGTGTAGTGGCGGTCCCCAGTTGTGCCCGCGCTGCGTAGCCGGTGGAACTCGTCTGGCCAGTGCTCCATCGCATGTTCAATGATGTTGTGATTGAACGAGGTGTACACCACCAGTTGATCCCGGATCGTCGGCGGGCAACGGTCATCCATCTGCCTGCTCCCGTTCAAGTTCACGCCGATGACGGGCAGACCAAGCCGCAAAGCCACCTCCAGTTCCCACTTCACGAACTTGGTCAAGTATCTAGTGCTTTCTCCGATAAGCACCACGAGCAATTTAGAGTTTGCAAAGCGTTCCCGAAGCTGGCGCTTTATGCTTTCTTCTTGGCTCGAATCCCGAGCCGTATTCTGGTCGTGAGCGTTGTGGAAATTTAGCGAAAAGCCGTCATGCGCCTTCCAAGCCGTCATAAGACGGTAGTAGTGCATGTCGTTATCGCCGTCGAAGGCGATGTAAGTCTTATTTCGGTATGCCATTGGACGCGTCTCACCCCCGGTTACCGAATTTTAGAGCTTGTGGAAGCGGAATTTACTGAGAGTGCGTGCACGCCTTCAGGTAAGCTTGTTTTTGGTCGAAGGAATCACTCAGAAAGAACGTCCAGTTTGGCGCATTTCCTTGCTTACCCCAGGCTCTCGGTCCATTTGCAAAAGTTTGAATCGACGACGTTTTCAGCTGCCAAGCGGTGAAGCGGTCGCCTTTAAATGTTCACCAAACTCTTTCTCGCTGCTCCTCCCAAAGCGCAGGCGGATCCACCGCAATATCAAACAGCGTCAGGTGATCTGGCAGCGCATCCTCCAAAATCGCCTCGACGATGTCAGGAGCCAGCGTGGTCAGGTTCACCATCCTGCTCACGTAGCTGTTGTCGACTCCCTCCAGCGCTGCAATTTCCGTCAGGTTCTTCACCTTGCCGGACTCCAGCATGGCCAGCCACCGGTGGCCCCTGGCCAGCGCCAGTTGCAGCGGTGTGGCCGCCACGTCCCACGGCCGCAGCAGTTTGCCCGGCTGACCTGATTGCCCGTTAGGCAGGGTCATTTGTTTGCGTCCACTGCGGCGTTTGATCTGAATCGGCACCGACAGCGTGATCCGGCCGTCGCTGGATTGGACTACCTCCGTGGTGCCGGTGGTTCGGATTTGAATTTCGCTCATACCATGGCCTCCGCTTCCATCTCCGTTGCTGGCTCGGATTGCAGTTTCTTGTGATGCAACTCAAGCACCAGTCGCTGGATACCTGTGGGATGCAAATCCATCGACATGTTGTTGGGCGAGACATTCACCTGGCGAACCAGCAAGCGCACAATCCGCATCTGCTCTGCAGGGAATAGTTGGTCCCATACATCGTCAAGCCGCTTCATGGCCACCGTGACGATGGCCTCGTCCAGGGTTGGGTCATATTTCTGGGCCTGCGGCAGAACTTCTCTGACCACATCCGGCGAGCGCAAATGGCCGCGCAGTTGCTCCAGCACCGCCGACTCCAGCTCAGCCGCAGGCATACGAGGCAGGCCCGAGGCACCGGCGTGCTCCTTGATGTCGCGCTGGGGCACGTAGTAACGGTAGCGGCGACCGTTTTGTTTGGCTGTTTGAAATGGCGACATCGCGCGGCCGTCGCTCCCAAAGACGATGCCTTTGAGCAGGTACTGCGTCTTGGCTCTGGTCGTTGTGGCCCGCACACGTCCATTGGTGCTGAGGATGGCGTGAGCATCATCCCAAATGGATTTAGTGATGATCGGCGGGTGCTCCGCTTGATACCAAAGCTCCTTGTGACGCAACTCACCAAGGTAGGTGCGGTTGTTCAGGACCTTGTAAATCAGCCCCTTGTCGATCGGCTTGCCCTCCCGGACTCGTCCGTCCTGGGTGGTCCAGGCTTTGGATGTCACCCCGTCCAGCCGCAATTCCTTGACCAACTTGGTGGTCGAGCCCAGTTCCACAAAGCGCTGAAAGATGTGCGCGATCGTCTTGGCCTCGGCCTCATTGGGAATCAGACGCCGGTTGGCAACGTCATAGCCAATCGGTGGAATGCCCCCCATCCACATCCCCTTGCGTTTGCTGGCTGCAATCTTGTCCCTGATGCGCTCGCCAGTCACCTCGCGCTCGAACTGGGCAAAGGACAGCAGCACGTTGAGCATCAAGCGCCCCATGCTTGTGGTGGTGTTGAATTGCTGGGTGACAGAGACAAAGGACACGCCTTGGCGCTCAAAGACTTCGACCATCTTGGAGAAGTCAGCCAAGCTACGGGTCAGCCGGTCGATCTTGTAGATCACGATCACGTCAATTTTCCCGGCCTCGATGTCGGCCATCAGACGCTTGAGTGCGGGCCGCTCCATGTTGCCGCCGGAGAACGCCGCGTCGTCGTAGTCGTCGGCGACTGCGATCCAGCCCTCGGCGCGCTGGCTGGCGATGTAGGCATGCCCGGCGTCGCGCTGGGCGTCAATCGAGTTGTATTCCTGGTCCAGTCCTTCTTCGCTGGATTTGCGCGTGTAGACCGCGCAGCGCATGCGGCGTTTCAATACTTCGCTCATTTGGATCCACCTTTCTTGGCGGAGGTTTTTGCGGCGTAGTCCTTGAGTCCAAAAAAGACAGGCCCGGACCAGCGGCTGCTGGTGATCTCACGCGCAATCATCGATAGGCTTCGGTAGGGCTGACCGTTGTAGTTGTACTGACCATCGGCCATGGCGATCACCTGGTGCACTTTGCCGTGGTACTCGCGGGTGAACTGTGTGCCGGGCGTGGGGTGGAAATCCCGGTCACGCTTTCTGAGCTTGCCGGTGGCAATCAGCGAGGCGATCTTCTTGTTGTTGCGCTCCAGCAGACCCGGGTCGACCTTGCGGAATTCGATCTCCTGAAGTTTGTAGGCAAGCTGGCGCTCCAGAAACTGCCGGTTGTGGGTGGGCGTCTCGCCGCCGAACAGTTTTCGCCACAGGGCTTTGATCTCGGGAAATGGCAGGTTGGGCAGTTCATGCACCTGGGCCACTGCAGTCCGGGGCGGGGTTGCGGGCGTTTTGCTGGTTTTCATGTGAACCTCGTTCATTTGTTGATGAGGTCTGTATGAACGCTCTGGTCACCAGAGAAGCCAAGTAAAACTTTGCGCTCAGTGGCAGGTATCTGACGCTCGGTCTGGTTTGATTGGCGCAGCCGGACCAGGCCCTTTGCGAGGATGGCGGCGATCTCCAGCCGACGCTGATCAGGGGTCATGCGCTCTGGCGGGAGGTGGTTTATGCTGTTTTTTAGGCTCATTGGGTAGCGTTCCGTGTTGACAAACTTGTGTAGCCAAAATTGTCTTTAAGGGCTGCCTCCAAGGCCAGCAGGGAGTTGCGGGCGGTTGTGGGTTGGTGCGGGTTCCTGCGGGTTAACGCCTAAAATCATCGCAAAAAAGGTTTTTTGCGATTGAAAACACAAGATCATTGCAAAGTGAACGATCGTTCTCTACAATGATTCCGTGAAGAAAACAATCAACGATCTCGAACACCTGGCCACCCTGCAGGACTATTACGCCCAGCACCGGGTGTTGCCCTCGTACACCCGGCTGATGTCGCTCCTGGGGTTCGCCTCCAAGTCCGGCATCAAAAAGGTGCTGGAGCGGCTGGAGGCTGCGGGCATGCTGGAGCGCACCTCGGATGGCGACTGGTCCCCGACCGATCGCTTCTTTGACCGCTCAATTGCCAACCTGCCGGTTGCCGCTGGCATGCCCTTGCCAACCGCAGACGAGGGTGGCGAGCAGATGACGCTGGACCGCTTTTTGATCGCTCGACCCGCCAACACGGTGCTGGTGCGGGTCAAAGGCGACTCAATGATCAATGCCGGTATCCACAGCGGGGATCTGGCTGTGGTTGAGCGGCGCAGCCAGGCCAACCCCGGAGAGGTGGTGGTCGCGGTCATTGATGATGAATTCACACTAAAAACACTTGGACGAGACAAAGACGGATATCACCTGCTTCCCGCCAACCCGGATTTCCCCACCATCCGGCCCAGCGGCAAACTTGAGATTTTTGGGGTTTTGGTTGGCCTTGTGCGCAAATACACATGAGGCAAACCAACAATGAAAATATTCAATCCTGCACATTTCCTGCGTCACATTTCGATGCCAACTCTGCGCGAATTCACCGAAGCGCACACCCTGGGCCAAAGCCTGGTCATTGACTGGAGCCTGGCGCAGGAACTGCTGCCTACCGAGGTCAATGATGCGGTCGCGTTGCTTGACGCTTCCATGCAGGGTGCCGAGATGACGCAAGCCGAGCGTGAGTTGGTTGAATACAAGTTGCACCTCTGGCACGACGACCTGCGCCGCGCACACCTGATGTCCAACGATCTCTCCATCCAAGAGTTTCAGACCGCATGCGCCGGTGACCGCGAGGTGCAGGAAGCATTTGCCAGCCGAGATGCCCGCGAGCAGTCGCTGTGGATGCTGACCTTTCGGGACACCGCGTTTCGCAACGCTGAAATGCACATCGCCTTTCAGGCCAAGTCCAATGGCAAGTACTGGAAAAAGCATCGCATCCAGCCAGGGCTCGATCCGATGCAAGACCGCAGCAAACTCGATGCCTTTTGCCACGAGGTGGCTAAGCTTTACAAGAGCGTGGGCGGTGGCGACGGCACCCACATTGAGGTCAGCAAACGGGCCGCCGACGGCAGCGTTCAACTGACCATCTACATCGAAGGCCCAGTCACGGCGATCGCACATTTTTCTGAGAATAGTTTCAAGCGCATCAACACCCGCATCGCGCTGGAGACCGCGTTGGTATACCAGCCGTCGACCGGCTTCATTGAAACCATCGTCAAGGGTGGAGCCAAGAATCATGGCGCAGTGCTGGAACTCTTTGGCAAGCACGTGGTGGAGACGGCCATCAAGCCTGAAGAAATTGAGAAGACCCGCTACAAACTCAACGCCTTGCGCGACGGCATGATGGAGCCGTTTGAGGACTGGTCACCTCACGGCGTCGAGAAGGTTCGCCTGCGCCGGGCACGCTTCACGCCCATGGGTCGAACCGGCATTTCGTTTCAGGTGGAAGCACCATCGGCTAAAGACCAGGACGATGCGATCCGGCTGGCGCTGACGGGACTCAAAGTGCATCACTCTTTTGAGTCGGAATACAACATGAGCAGTGCCTCGGTCATCGTCTACACACTGGCTACCGAAAGCCGCAAGGCCGGACATTTCAGCTTTGATATTTCTGCCACAGGGTCTTCGACCATCAAAAACTTGGCTGATAAAAACCAGCCTACGGCACTTGCTGTATTGCGTTCGCTGAACGTGATCGAAGCAGAAGAGGTTGCGGCGTGAGTCTTGCGCAAATCAGTGCCACCGGCGTGTTGTGCCAACTCCTTGAGCGAGAAAAGCCCGAGGTCAACGGCATGACTCTGTTGGGTGGTGAATATGGGAACGCCGGACGAGATTTGTTGCGTGAACGATTGCTTGTCGTTGGCGCGTCACTCTCTCACGTGACGTGCCCTGAGTGTGGTGTGGAATTGGCGCGCGTCGTTCGTGATCTAGCCCATGAAAACATCCTGCTCTACTGCGATGAATGCGGCGAAGTCACCAGCCCTCGGTCATTGCAAGAGACCTACAAGGTGAGCCTGCCCAAGTTCATCGACCGGCTCATGCTCGGGTTGGGGACCCAGCCCAGCGCGAAGAAAGAAGTTGCCACCGAGGTGGCCTGGCGCATCGGGGTCACGGAGCCTGTGCGCGGCAGGCCGCTGACCTGGTACTTTGCTCGCCACCTGCATGACCACAAGTCGGCGCAGCGGCTGGTGGAAACCATTCGGCAGGACCAGGCGCACAAGTCAGCGAAGGTGCTCACCAGCAGCGCCTTGCCCCTGCCCGAGGGCTCGCCCCTGAGTGACTTTGATGTGGTTCATCTCAGTGATATCGCCCGCATCTCGCAAAGCAAATTTGAGTTCTTCAATGACCGTATGACCGTGCCCGTTGCCGCTCCGGTTGAAGACAGCCAGTTTCAAACTACCCTGCGCCAGGTACGCACGGAGGGCAAGGCGCGCGTGGATGGCGTTGACTATGCGCTGGAGCCACGGCAGAAAGATTTATTGCTGGCGCTGATAGCCACCCGGCACCACGAACTGGAAAACGCACAGTTGCGCACGGCATGCGGATCACAGGCTAATTCGTTCTCACCCACCAAAGTGTTCGATCGTAATCCCGTGGTCTACAAGCGGTTCATCAAGTACCAGCCCAGTGACGGTATTTACGCCTTGCAAATACCGGAGGAAGACCGTGACTGGCTGACCTGAGTCACTGCAACCCTCTTAAACCTAAGCTTTAACCTGCACCAGCCCGCAGGTCCATCCCAAACCCGGCGCTCACCTGTACGAGCCCGGGTTTTTTGCATTTTGTCCGCACGAAACGCATTTGAGGAATGCCGCTGAGGAGTCTGAGGAACGGCTTGAGTAATCCCGATTGTTGAAATTCATCTCACTGGTTAGCGAGGCAAACGAGCTTCAAAAAACCGGGGTTTTTTCAACACCAAGGAGATTCAATTGCAATCCGCAGAAAAGGTCAAGCACCTCAACCAAACCCAGTTAGCAGAGCGCTGGGACGTCGCTGAAGCGACGCTAGAAAGATGGCGCAGCGACGGCATCGGTCCGGTCTTCATGAAGATCCAGGGCCGCGTGTTGTACCGCGTCGAAGACATCGAAGCATTCGAGTCCGACAGCTTGCGCCAAAGCACCTCAAGTGCAGTGGGAGGTGCAGCATGAGCACGCTACCGCTTGATCATCCCGATCAAATTTTGTCCATTCCCGTGGGCACATTGGCTGAGCAGTCCGGCGAGTCGCTGTTCCAGCTTAAAAACAATGCGGCCGACTTTCTGGTGATGGCCAAAACCATCGTCGAGCACATCGACCGCGCGCTGGATTTGAAGTACTCAGCGCAGGCCCACCAACTGCGCCTGGCTGCAGGCAAAGACACCGGCGTTGTTCATTTCGATGACGGCCGCGTGCACATCACCGCTGACCTTCCTAAAAAGATCGAGTGGGACCAAGCCCGCCTCGCTGACATCACGCAGCGCATTGCCGCCAATGGCGACAACCCGGCCGAGTACGTCGAGATCAGCTACCGCGTCTCGGAAACCAAGTTCAACGCGTGGCCCGAATCGCTCAAGAGCTCGTTCTCTGCGGCCCGCACCCTCAAAACCGGCAAGCCGGGCTTTCGTCTCGCACTTCAAGGAGAAAACAAATGAGCCTTCCCATCATCACCGCTGACCAGCGGTTGGCCGAACGCCGTGGCGTCAAAGGCGTTCTCGTCGGCAAAAGCGGCATCGGCAAAACCTCGCAGCTGTGGACCCTCAAACCCAGCGCCACTTTGTTCTTTGACCTGGAAGCGGGCGACCTCGCAGTAGAAGGCTGGGCCGGTGACACGGTGCGCCCACGCACATGGCAGGAGTGCCGCGACTTTGCCGTCTTCATTGGCGGCCCCAACCCGGCGCTGCGAGATGACCAGCCCTATAGCCAGGCGCACTTTGATGCGGTGTGCCAGCGCTTTGGCCAGGCCTCGGCCATGGACAAGTACGACACCGTATTCGTGGACTCGATCACCGTGGCTGGGCGTCTGTGCCTTCAGTGGTGCAAAGGTCAGCCCCAAGCCTTTTCAGAAAAAACCGGCAAGCCCGATAGCCGGGGTGCTTACGGTTTGATGGGCCAGGAAATGATCGGCTGGCTCACCCACTTGCAGCACACCCGTCGCAAGAACGTGTGGTTCGTCGGCATCTTGAACGAAGCGCTGGACGACTTCAACCGCCGCGTTTTCTCTCTTCAGGTTGACGGTTCCAAAACCGGACTGGAATTGCCCGGCATCGTCGATGAGGTGGTCACGCTGACCGAACTCAAAAGTGATGACGGCAACAGCTACCGCGCCTTTGTATGCCACACCCTCAACAACTGGGGCTATCCGGCCAAAGACCGTTCAGGTCGCCTTGACGCCATTGAGGAGCCCGACCTGGGCCGCCTCATGGAAAAGATTGCTGGTCCGGCCAAACCCGCACCAGAACGGCTTGACTTTGCGCGGCCCGCCAGCAGCGTTGCGCCTTTGTCAGAAGCCAGCACCTCAAGTGAAGACGTCACAGACACCAGTTTCGACCCCACTTCCTTCAACCCCACTCAGGAGTCCTGAACATGACTTACTTCGATTTTAATTCTGCGTCCGAGCAAACCTCTTTTGACCTGATCCCTAAAGCCACGCTGGTGCGTGTGCGCATGACCATCAAACCCGGCGGCTTCGACGATGCCTCGCAAGGCTGGACTGGCGGCTACGCCACCCGAAGTACCAGCACCGGCTCGGTGTACCTCAACTGCGAATTCGTGGTGACCGATGGTGAGTTTGCACGCCGCAAGATGTGGTCACTCATTGGTTTGCACAGTCCCAAGGGACCTGAGTGGGCCAACATGGGCCGCACCATGGTGAAGGCCATCCTGAACTCGGCGCGCAACGTCCAGCCGGGTGACAACAGCCAAGCCGCCCAGAACGCCCGGCGTATCAGCGGCTTTGCGGATCTGGATGGCATTGAGTTCCTGGGCAGGGTGGACTGGGACAAAGACCAGAACGGCCAGGACAAGGCGGTCATCAAGGCGGCAGTGACGCCGGATCACAAGGACTACGCCGCTGCCATGGGTGCACCGCGAACAGCAGCGCCAGCGACTGCATCTGCCGGTGTTGCGCCCGCAGCCAATGCCTATGCCCAAGCCACAGGTCGTGCGCCGGTTCCCGGTCGTCCGAGCTGGGCACAGTAAGCGGGGATCACAGCCATGATGCTTCGACCCCGCCAATCCCTGCTGGTCCAACGTACCCTGGACGCGCTCGCTCTGCATGGCAACACGCTGGCTGTCGCGCCCACCGGGTCTGGCAAGACCATCATGTTGTCGGCGGTGGTCGGCAAGATATTGTCTGAGCCGGATGCCAAGGCCTGCGTGCTGGCACACCGCACCGAACTGACCGGTCAGAACCGGGCCAAGTTCTCTCGCGTCAATCCTGGCTTGAGCACCTCGGTGTTTGATGCCCAGGAAAAGTCTTGGGCGGGTGATGCCACTTTTGCGATGGTGCAAACCCTCTCGCGGCCCATGAACCTTGCGCAGATGCCCACGCTTGATTTGCTGGTCATCGATGAGGCGCACCACGCGTCCTCACCCAGCTACCGGGTGGTCATCGACCAGGTGTTGGCCAAGAATTCCAAGGCTGCTATCTGCGGCCTTACCGCCACTCCCAACCGGGGTGACGGCAAAGGCCTGCGCGAGGTGTTCTCCAACGTGGCCGATCAGATCAGTCTGGGCGAGATGATCGCAAGCGGCCATTTGGTCTCACCGCGAACCTTTGTGATTGATGTTGGCGCGCAGCAGGCACTGCAGAACGTGCGCCGCACAGCGATCGACTTCGACATGGAGCAGGTGGCCACGATTCTCAATAAATCGCTGATCACTGAAGCGGTGATTGCGCACTGGAAGCAAAAAGCGGCTGACCGCAAGACCATTGTCTTTTGTTCCACCGTGGCACACGCGAAAAGTGTCTGCGAGGCGTTTGTGGCTGCCGGTGTGCAATCTGTGCTGATCCATGGCGAGTTGTCGCCGGTTGAACGCCAGACAAGGCTGCAAGCATTTGAGACCGGCAGCGCCCAGGTGGTGGTCAATGTGGCGGTGCTCACCGAGGGCTACGACTACACACCTACATCTTGTGTGGTGTTGCTGCGCCCGAGTTCCTACAAGTCCACCTTCATTCAGATGGTTGGTCGTGGTCTTCGCACAGTGGACCCGCAGGAGTTTCCCGGCGTCATCAAGTCCGATTGCGTGGTGTTGGATTTCGGTACAGCCAGTCTGATGCATGGCGCGCTGGAGCAAGAGGTCAACCTTGATGGCCACACTCACGAGGGTGAAGCACCCACCAAAGAGTGTCCGGAGTGCGGCGCCACCGTGCCGCTGTCATGCATGGAGTGCCCGTTGTGCGGCCACATCTGGGAGCGCCAGCCAGAGGATACCGGCGCACTCTCGGATTTCATCATGAGTGAAATAGATCTGCTCAAACGCTCGAATTTCCGGTGGTGCGATCTGTTTGGTTGTGACGACGCCTTGATGGCCACGGGCTTTACCGCCTGGGGCGGCGTGTTTTTCCTGAACGGCCGCTGGCATGCCATCGGTGGTGCCAAGTCGCAGCGTCCCGCTTTGCTTGCTGTGGGCGAGCGCACCGTGTGCATGGCGCGCGCTGATGACTGGCTCAACGACCATGAGTCGGCCGACTCGGCGCACAAGACCCGGCGCTGGCTCAACGAGCCGCCCACGGTCAAGCAACTGGTCTACCTGCCAGAGGCGATGCGAACAGATTTCGGCATGACCCGCTACCAGGCCTCCGCTTTGTTGTCGTTTCAGTTCAACCGCAAAGAGATTCAGCGCCTGGTCACCGCTGCCAATGACGCGCATCACAGCAGTCACTCCCAAGTTTTGGAGGCGGCTTGAAGTGCGCCGTCTGTGCCCGCCAGGCCAAAGGCTACGGCTGGTTTAACCCCAGCCTCAAACGCAGCGACCCCGCTCGCTACTCAGACCAATGGGTGTTTTGCTCGCGCCGCTGCCAAAACGCCTTCTCAACACTCATGAATAAAACGGAGGGACAAATGATTGATCCAAGTGAAATGGAAACAACGGCCATGTGCGCGTGCCTGCAGCCACTGGGCGAGTTCGTAGGCTCAATCGGCATGGATCGCCCGCTGGCCAGTTACAGCCGCATTGAGGTGCTGACACTGATTGACGTCGTGGTGACGGCTTACCAAGGCCAGATGACGGCTGAACACGAACGCATGGCTGCGCGCGACCGGGCGTTTTTGCAAGAGCGCCTGAGCTTGCAGAAGGGTCGTGTGTGATGCTTGACTTCAATGCCCGCCCCAAAATTCAGGAACAGATCAGCCAGCTCATTGATGCAGCTTTAACTCGCGAGCGCGATGGCCAAACACCACGCGACTACCTGGGGGCATCGCGCTTGGGCGTCTCGTGCGAGCGCGCGCTGCAATATGAGTACACGCACACACCAGTGGACGACGGCCGTGATTTCTCCGGCCGCTTGCTGCGCATCTTTGAGGTAGGCCACACGCTGGAAGACCTGGCCATCCGCTGGTTGCGCATGGCTGGGTTTGACCTGTACACGCGCAAAGTCCAGGGCGGTCAGTTCGGCTTTTCCGTGGCAGGTGGACGTATCCGGGGCCACGTCGACGGGATCCTGAATACCGGACCTGCCGATCTGGGCGTGAGCTACCCGGCGCTGTGGGAGTTCAAGACCATGAACGACAAATCCTGGCGCGACACCGTCAAACACGGGGTGGCTAAGTCCAAGCCGGTCTATGCCGCACAGGTTGCGGTCTACCAGGCCTACATGGAAGCCAGCATTCCGGGCATATCTGCCAACCCGGCGCTTTTTACGGCCATCAACAAAGACACCCAGGAAATCTGGTTCGAGTTGCTGCCCTTTGACGGTGGGCTGGCGCAGCGCATGTCGGACCGCGCCGTGCGCGTGATCACCGCCACCAGCGCAAGCGAGGTCTTGCCGCGCTTTGCCACCACACCTACCCACATGGAGTGCAAGTTCTGCGCGTGGCAGGACCGCTGCTGGGGGACTCAATGACGGCTGGCAACATCGTCTGGCTGGACTACAACAACGCCCCCGAACAAAGGCTGGAAACAGCGGCTGACACGCAGGCGCTGCGGGATGGTCTGCTGGACCGGCTCGAGTCGGTGCTGCTGTACCTGTTTCCCAGTGGCCGCATTCGCGGCAACAAGTTCTATGTGGGCGACATTGATGGCGCACCGGGCAAGAGCCTGGTTGTCGAGCTTGATGGTCCCCGGCGCGGGCTGTGGAAGGATTTCGCCGATGACGATGGCGGCGATCTGATAGCAGCCTGGGCCAAGTCACGGGGTTTATCGACGCAGCAGGACTTTCCGCGCATCGCCGATGAAGTCCGGCAGTGGCTTGGCTTTGCCCCGCCCGTGGACCATGGGGCCAGACGCGACATGCGAACGGTCCCGATGGATGAACTCGGTCCCTACACTGCCAAGTGGGACTACGTCGGGCTCGATGGCGAGCTGATTGCCTGCGTCTACCGCTACGACCCGCCATCGGGCAAGGAGTTCAGGCCGTGGGATGTGCGCGCGCGGATGTGGCGTGCCCCCGATCCAC